AACTTGACTCAGGTCTGATCCGTCAAACTCAAGAACTGCCCCGCCAAAAAAGTTGATGGTGATGTCCGACGCCGCGTGTCCGTGCGACGCGAGCGCGTAGGACTGAAACGTAAACGACGTGATGACGTTCGAGGCATTCTTCCAGAACACCTTGCCATCGGCGTAGTTGATCGCGATCTCGCCGTGCTCAAGCGCCGACGGCGTTGCCGACGCGGTGCCGCTGCGGCGAATCTTGACTGTTGTGGGCATGCGTCAGAACGTCCCGCCGTCAATGCTCGTCGCCCAGGCGATCGTGTCGCTCGATGCCGTGTAGGCGAGGAGTCCATCGTTCGTACCGCCGCCGTCAAGCGCGGTGTAAGTGTTCGCCGTGTTCGCCACGAGCACTGAGCCCTGCGGTGCAGACGTGAGCCCGGTTCCGCCGTACGCGACGCCGACCGCCGTGCCTTGCCAGACGCCCGTGGCGATCGTGCCGACGCTCGTGAGCGAAGACGACACGACCGTGGAACCCAAAGTCGTCTTGCTCAGCACTGACACGGCGTCGATGCGGTAGGCGTAGGTGGCAGTGAGCTCGATGTTCTGGTTGTAGGTCCACGAGTCGGTGCTGTTGGCCCAGAGGATCGTCTTGTCGGTCGAGCCCTTGAGTGTGATGCCGCCGCCATCAGCGGTCGTGTCCGTCGGCGAGTAGACCGACCCGAGCTCGATGTTTTTGTCGTCCACCGTGACGGTCGTGCTGTTCACGGTCGTGACCGTGCCGTTGACCGCGAGGTTGCCGGTCACCGTGAGGTCGCCGCCGACAGTCGCGTTGCCGCTGGTCGTGACCGTCGTCGCCGCGATCTGCCCGGCCGAGCCGTAGATCACAGCCTTCGAGTTCACGACCGTGTTCGCGATTGAGCCATCGACGAGGTTCAACTCAGCGGCCGACGACGTAACGGTTGTCGAGCCGACCTGGAACGCGCCCGTGACGTTGACCGTCCCAGAGAACGTGTACGTTCCGGTCGGCGTCGCCGTGCCCGACATCGGGATATAGACGCCCGACAGTGACGGGATGTCGCCAGCGACAAGAGCACGGAACGTCGGTGCCGCTGCGGCACCGCTCGTCGGGCCAGCGAGGACCGTGTTCGCCGTGCGAACCTCGGTGATCGACACGAACGCGCCCGACCCACCGATCGCGATCACGCTGGTAGCCGAGCCGCCAGCGCCGCCGGTGCCCGTGCCATAGTAAAGTATCGAACTGTTTTCATTAAACGCGAGCTCTGCGTTCGCGAGTGACGACGGCGCTCCGGCGCCATTGGACGACGCGCGCCGCTTGATTCTGATGACGCTCGGCATGGCTAGAAATTACCTCCATCGGTCAAGTTCACTTCGGCGTAGTCGGCCCACTTCGAGCCGTTGTATCGAAGCACGTCGCCATCGGCGGCAGCGGTGATCTCCACGTCGGACAGCGTCGCGAGGCTCGTCGCACCGCCGCCTTCGCCGGTCGCGCCCGCCGGTCCCTGCGGCCCGATGCCCGCCAGCACGGTCGCGGAGATCGCCACGGGCGATACCGCGACGCTCGCGCCGCTTTCGGTCACGCTCGCTGTGATCGGTGATCCCGAGACGCTCGCCGTGATGCTCACCGCGTCACCTCCAGCACGCCGGATAGTGCGGTGCGAGTGACCGCGCCGGGCGCGATCCACCGCAACGACCAAGCATACGAACCCGATGCAAGCGCCGAGGTCTCGTTCTCTTGCAGGGAGATCGACACCGTGCCCGCAGTCGCCGAGACGACCGAGCAGGTGAAGTCATCTACGCTCGTGCCGTCCACGAGCGACGTGATGCCCGCCGTGACGGTGTAGCCCGTGAGCGAGAACGCAGCCGTGCCCTGCGAGAGCGTGACGGTGGCGCTGAACTCGTCGCCCTGGCGTGTTTTCAGGGCAAGCTGCCCTGGTAACAGGCTGAACTCTGCCATGTCACTTCTCCTGCACCGGGGCGCTGACCTTGTACTGCGTCTCTCGGCTCGATGGCTGGAGCGCGTAGAGCAGGCGGGTCTGCTCCTGTACCGCCGAGGCGATCTCCCGCTGCGTCTCACCGAGTTGCGTGAGGAACTGCCGATGAGCCTCGACGAGCGGAAGCAGCACGTCCTGTCGCATGACGTAGCCCACCGCCACGGCCACGAGCACGGGGAAGCCCCATCGCTCCATGATCGAGTGCAGGCTCGTCGTGACTTCCTCTCGCGTCATCGAGTCAACTCCTGTTGCCACGCCGCCATGAGAACGCGATTGACCTGACGTTCGAGCCACCACTTGACGATGATTTGCACGATCGCATTGACGATCGCACCGAGCATCAGCGTCCAGAAGAACCCGTACTCCTGCGGTTCGCGACCGCTCTGCCACTGGTGGGCTCGCTTCACCTTCCCGGCGATCGACATCGCCACGATGTCGCGGCCCTCCTCGCTCTCGGCGTGGCCCAGGTACTCGCCCTCCCAGTTCTCGATCGCCAGCGTCGTCAGGTCATGGACGGTCTCTCTCCCCACCATGTATTTCCGCATGGGGAGTCGTCGCCAGACGTGTTCGTACAGCTCGTCGCGGGTCATAGGACTCCATCTCCACCGCACGGCTGACAAGGGACACGAACTCTCCCGTCACCGACGTACCCGCGCCCGTCGCAGTTCGAGCACTTGCCGCCCGGCGCTGGCGGCACCGGCGTCGGTGCGACCTCGTGACGAAGGCGAATCACCTCGCGTGCCGTCTCGGCTGCGAGGTCCGCAGTGATCGCGGCATCGTCACGCGGAAGTGACGCCACGCAACCCACGAGCACGACAGCGAAGACGACGAGCCATCTCATCCGAGAATGTCTCCGGTCCAGTTGGGGATCTGCGTTCGCTTGAACCCGCTGTATCCGGCATAGACATAGGAGTCGCGGCCCGAAAGCATTCGGGTGCATACTTCGGCATCGACCCAGAATGAGCAGTTGCGCACCGCTGTCGGCATCGTCTCGGGGTAGTGCTTGCCGGTCGTGTTCGAGTCGCCCCACGAGTTCATGCAGAGCAGGCCGGGACGCTTGCCCCAGCGCACAGCCGCGAAGGCCATGCAATGCCACCACGTGCCACCCGGCTTGCAGAACCCGTCGGCGTCACGGCTCATCGAGAACCCTTGGCCGCTGCACACGACGACGGGGTAGCCGTTCTGGATCGCCGCAGCCGCCTGCTCGAAGTCAACGGCGAGCGTCACCTCGCTGCACCGCCGCTCGCGGGCGTACGGTTCGAGCTCATTCGGCACGCCGTTGCGGCCCCACGCTCGATCGCGTTCTGCCTTGCCGCTCTCGGCGATGACGACCGACCCGTACTCGACGCCGTAGTGCAGGCACCCGAGCTCGCGGATCGCCTTCGCAGCGTGGAAGCCCGTGGACCCGTCGCCGCCGTTGTTCACGGTCTTGCCGCGAGCCTCGACACGAGAGAACCCGTACAGAGAACTTTCGATCGTGCGACCACGCCAGACCTCCGGCTCGCGACGGTAGACGATGTCGCACGCACTCGTGAGATCCACCGCGAGGCTCGCGCCCCAGCCGACGCACGAGCCCACCATTCCCTGCGAGCCACGCCGCCAGTTCGGCGAGCACTGGAGCAGGGCGGGCCAGAGGTGCGCCTCGGTCTTGCCGTCAGCGACGAGGTCCGGCCCCGCCTGGGCGAGCGTCGGACGCGGAAGCGTCGAGGCGAACGCCTCGGCACCGGCCGGATCGGGGTCATACCCGAATGCGTGAGCGTCGAGTGCCACGGGTCACCTCGCAGCCCACGCCAGAGCACGCACGAGAGCCACGTACCGCTCACGCAGCGACGCATCGACGGTCACGTCATCGAGCCCGAGCACCTCGGCGAACGCCGCCTCGACGCCGTCCTTCAGTCCGGGGTACTTGCCGGGTGCGACTCCAGCGATGCGACGCCACGCAACGTCGAGAGCGACGACCTGAAACGCACGCAGAGCCCGCACGTCCGCGAGTACGGGCGTCGAGTGGACGTTATCGGCCGCGACGACGACGCCCGACTTCATCCACGTCTCAGCCCACACGGCACGGTCACGCATCGACGCCGACGCGAGGGCGGCCCTGACGGGTGCGACGAGCCGCCGTAGTTCCGGCGTGGGCTCCTCGACCTCGATCACGACCTGGGCCTCGGGCGTCGGCAGCGTCGGCATCGGCACCTTGCCCCACGCGGCGGCGATCAGCAGGCTCGCGGCGATCAGACGCCCGATGATCCCGCTGCGCTGCCTGACGGTTTTGGCGGCTGCGGTGGCCGCAGCGCGGATTTGCCCTGCGTACGGCGCAGCGAGGAGAGCAACCGCAGCAGCGACGGCGAGGATGCGTAGGAGTGCATCGGTCCCCATCTCACTTCACCCCGACTTGGTACAGGCAGAACCGGACCAGCGCCTCGCCCTCGGCGGTCTTGAGCACCGCCGCGACGTGCCGCACGAGCTCGTCGTCGAGCTTCGCGTCGGTATGCTGGGCGATCCACTCGCACGCATCGGCGACGACCAGCCCCTTCTTGTACGGGTCGATCTCGCCCACGAACGCACGGGCGTAGTTCACGACCGGCGAATACTTCTGGAGCAGTCGCAGCGCGTCCCAGAAAGACAGCGTCGCGCCGTACTGCGTGATCTCGTCGGGCGTAGCACCGAGCTCGCGGGCGTCCATAGCACGTACTCCGGGGGATTCCCCGAGTCTGCCACCGCGCCCCCCTAGCCTTGCAGTTCGTCGTTGGCGAACCGCTGGACGATCTCCTTGGCGTTGATCCACCGCAGCATCCCTCCGCTCGGCGTGGTCGCCATCGTGCGATCGCGGCGTTGCTGCTCGGTCCAGAGCGCCTGCACGCACGTCGCACGGGCGGCGATCTGCGGAGCCAGCGACAGGCTCTCGCGGCTTGCCCGTTCCTCCTCGTCATCGGGGCCGGGATCGCGTGGCGGCTTGTAGCGGAGCGAGCGGTCGTGACGGGGAGGCAGGTCATATACGAACTTCAGCCGCGTGACTTGGTCGCGAGTGATGGTGAAGTTCGTGCAAATCTGCGAGATGGGGATGTGCGATGCCCATTGCTCACGCAGGAATGCAACGTCAATGGTCGCCGTTTCGCCCGCCACGCTTGCGTCGTCTCTTGGGTTTCGCCGATGCGGCCTCGGCGATCCTATCGGCGTAAGCAAATCCGAAGCATTGCTGGCCAAAGATCCGATCGCTCTTTCTCAAGTTCTCTATATCCCACATTGGCCGAAGGTTTGTGAAGTGAAAGGCAACCGCCTGCTGCTCTGGATCGGAGAGATCAAACGCAGACAGAGGAATCAAGTGGTCTACGTGTATCTCTCCAATTCTCGCCCAGCACATGCCATCAGTGAACTTGGATTCGATCCACTCAGCAAGCTCTTTCGCGGTGCACCCCACCAGCTCCAACGTTCGCGCGCTCTTGCGAGCATTTGCTGTTTTTATCGCACCCCACGTACGGCAGCGGACTCTGTTGATCAGTGCTAAATGCGGGTTTTCCTGACGGCGTCGCTTCTTGTACGCCCTGAGATGCTCACGATTGCCTTGCCTCCACTCGCGATGCCTGTCCCTGAGCTTTTCCTTGTTGTTTTCGCGATACCTTTTTTGAATGATGCGCCCTTCTGGCGATTTACTCCATTGCGAGAACGCAGCCTTATTCGACTCGTAGTACCGTTTGTTCCTGACTAGGTACTCTTGCCTGTGTCGATCGCGGTACTCCTTGCACTTGCGAAGAATTGCGTCGCGGTTTGCGAGGTAGTACTTCCTGTCTGACTCTCGCCTTTTTGCCTTAGCGTTCTGAATGTCCTTTCCTTCTTCGCTCGGCTGTGTAGAGTCAGCCATAGCCATCTCTCCTATGTCAGTAGGGGACGTTGGTTAGAGGCGGCGACGGGGTGCAACCCGTCGCCGTTTCGCTTAGTGTACCCCCTCGCCCGTCGGATCACAAGCGTTCACGTGGCGTCCAGTAGGAGACGCACCGGCTCGACGAATTGAGATACAACCGCCCCGGCATCGTGCGATGAGCACACACGTGCTCGCAGTCCTCGCCGCTGTACCGCATGGCGAGGTAGGCGTCCCTTCGGTAGAGCGCCAGTTGTCCGAAGGCGCTGTTGAATCGCAGAGGCAGCGAGCCGACAGGCGGGTGCCAGTGGTGGAACCACGTTTGATCGCGACGCCGCCAGTGATTCTGGCGTGCCGCGAATGCGTCGTAGTGGATCGCGTGGCCGCCGTGCTCTGCCCATGAATAGCTCGCCATGCACGACGCCTCGCGAGCAGCCTCGATATGTGCCACGCTCGTCGTTACGCCGTCCACGCTCCAGCCGCCCCAGGCATCGGAGTCAAACACGATCACGTAGTCCACTGGCTCGCCTTGCCTCACCCACCACTGACACTGCGTGCGGTACTCCGCGAGCGCGATCGTCCGCTCGGTGGCGATCGTGTGCGAGAGGTGCGGCCGATGGTTGACGTTGAGCGACACTTGCCGCTGCGTGCCGTCGGCCCACGCCGCGAGCACGTCCTTCGTCTCGTCTTCCGAGTCGTTCTCGAAGATGTACGCCGACCACGAGCGGAACGTCGCTCCCGTCTCCTCGACCAGCGAGAGCGTCTGCGGGAGCCAGGGCATGGCATTGCGACAGATGGCGACCAGCGAGACCGTGCGATCGGCTGCGACCTCTCGCCCGACACGCACGGCTTCGGCGTACTGCTCCGCGAACTCCTCGTCGGGCGGGAGCAGAACGTCGGGGCGGTGAGCCTCGATGTCGGCGGCGGTGATGGTGAAGGTGGTCACGAGTTGAGCCTGTCCGCAATTCCTATCCATGCCTCCAGCCACACCAACACCCTCGCAAGCTCTTCTTTGGTCAGCCCGTCTTGAATCTCCAGCAGTCCCTTGATTACTCCGGCGATACCCTGCATCGCCTGCCATTCCTCAAGACTCAGGGTTGCTTTTGCCATGAGTGCTTCGTAGTCCTCTCGCTGCACCCACTGCCGACCATCTGGCGTGGCATAGACGTTTGCGGCGTGTCGCCGAGTGTCAATCGCTTGGGCAACCATGCGTCATATCCCCACGTCATCCGCGCGGTGAGCCTCGATGTCGGCGGCGGTGATGATGTAGGTCGTCATTGCGCCTTGCCCGCAATCGCTTCGGCGAGCAACTGGACCACAGTCGTGAGCCTGTCGATCTTGCCGTGAATCTCTTGCGACGATTCGTGTGCGTCTGATTTCGGCCCATGTTCCGCCAGGTACGCTTCCGCCTGCTCTTTCCGAACGTAGTACCTGAATGGTCGGCCGAGAGACATATAGTCGATGAGCCGCTTGTTTATTGCCGTGAGCAGCGCGTCGTACTTCCCCTTCGCGCCGCCCTTGCCGCGATGCTCATTCCACTCAGCGACGGCAACCCATCCTTCAGGAACTTCGCACTCAATCTTGAAAGGATTCATTTGAGTCATATCCCCACGTCATCCGCCGTCGCACCGATGGCGAACGGGAAGTATTCCTGAAGGTTCACCGGCCCGCTCGTCGCTTGGAGCCGATGCCACGCATCGGTCAGCCCCGTGTACCCGTAGTAGTCCTGCTTCATCGCAATCTGCTGCTCGGTCGTGTAGGCGTAGTGATCGAACACGAGCCCCGCCGCCTCGGTGCTTTCGATACTGACGCACCGGTCAAACCCGGTCACGATCGGCGGTTCGTGTCGGAGGAACCGCATGCCCGGCCCCCAACGCCACGCTCGCAGCCACTCAAGGTCGCCGCGTGCCCAGCCCGCCGTGCTCGTCAGGAGCTTCGACGGCCCGACCCAGTAGCGGCACGCGAACCGCGCGGCCGTCGCCACGGGCTGCTGAAGCATCAGCCAGTAGATCCGCTCCAACTGCCACGCCTGCCAGAGCTCGTCGCTGTCAACCTGCATGACGACGCCACCCTCTACGCCTTCGAGGGCGCGGGCGATCATCGCGATCTTGCCGTCCCACGGTGAGTGCCGCCACGAGCAGGTCACGTTCGGCGTGTTGTTGACCGCTCGCACGTACTCGTGCGTACCGTCCACGCTGACGAAGTCCCGGTGCCACTTGTCCGGCATCGTCTGACACCACGCCGTGCAGTGAGTCGGTGCCGCGACGCCCTCGACGATCCGCCACTGCCACGGGATCGTGAGCTGGCGAAACGTCGCGAGGTGCTGCTCGATGTACGGCTGCCCGTTGAGTACGAGCGTGAAGAGCGTCAGCATTTCCAGAGCGGCGATCGCCGCCCCTCCCAGTTCACCGCCTCTTGCCCGCAGTGTCCGACGGTCATCGGCAGCACGACGCACGATGAGAACTGCTTCGCGAACGTCAGGTCGCAGAGCTCGGCCGTGCGTGACCACTCGGGGTAGAGCACGTGCCGCCGGTACAACTGAAAAAACCCGGCGAACATCGAGGCATACGCCTTGTTCGGCTTGCCGTCTGCGAGCCGCTCGGGCGTGTGGAAATCGACCCGCCTCGCACCGTAGAGCGTCTCGGGATTGGTCGCGTCCTGCTCGATGATCTCGCGTGCGTTGGTCGGCACCATCACGTCGGCGTCGATCAGCAGATACCACGCCTCCGGGTACGCGGCGTGCAAATGCTCTTGTGCAAACCGTACAGCGCCCGCCTTGTTGAACGCAGCGCCGTCAGCGTGCCACCCGTCATAGATCAGCGGCGTCGCCTCGAATCGCTGCGCCACGTCCACGCTGGCGTCGTTCGCCTCCGTGACAACGCAGACGCCGGATACCTGCCCCGCGAGGCAGTGCAGGCAGTGCGGCAGATAGTCCGCGTAGTTGACGCTCGTCGTGATCGCGTAGATGTCCATCAGTTGCCCCGCTTCACGGCGATGACTTGCCACTCACGATGCACGACCTCGACGCACCCGACGTAGAGTGCAAGGAACGCATCGATCGCGGGCTTCGGCGTCGGCAGATGCTGCCGGTGCGGGTGCGGGTCGCGCCATTCGTAGTCGTCCCAGACGATGACAGCGCCGACCGTGAGCAGCCGCCACGCGAGGACTGTGTCTTCGAGCACCGTGCGGCCCTCGTGACCGCCGTCGATGTAGATGCCATCGAAGAGCCGATGCTCGGCGAGAGCGCGGGCGAGGAACACGTGCGAGCGACCGCAAAACTTCTCGGCACGCCCGGCGAGGTTCGCGTCGAACCTCGCCTCGGGATTCTCTGCCGAGTAGCCGTCGAACGGCCCGCCCCACGTATCAACGCACGTGATCGTGTCGCCTGGTTGCAGTGCCTCATCGAGCATCCAGCACGCCGAGCGACCCTCGTGCGAGCCGATCTCCAGCCAGCGGCACGGGTGCGGCAGACGAGGCAGCACGTGCTCGCGCCATGCGTTCGTTCGCATCGAGAACCAATCGTGCGTGAACTCGTAGGTCATGTGATCCGCACCGTCGTGCGACTTTCTGTTCCCCACGATTTCTCGACGACGAGCCGCGACACGTGCGTGTCGTCGCCCATCACGTCCTGCAATGCGTCGAGGACAGCCTTGCCCAGGTTGTCCACGTCGGGACGCGGCAGTGCCGGTGCCGTCGCCTTGACGCCCGACTTCGTGAGGTGCGACTTCGGCCGTGCAAACACGGCGTCGATGACGACGCTGACGGGGCGCGACTGCTCGCGGAGCCCGGCGACGCTCGCCGCCATCGCGATCGCCTGTCGGTAGGCGTGGACCGGATGGCTCTTCGGCACGTACGCACGTGCGAACCCGCCAGCGGTTGACACTCGCGGGCGCGGTTGCGGCACCGGGTCGCCAGGAATGGAGAGAGTGATCGTCACAGCAGATCGAGTCCGTGATCCGCACACTGGCTCCGCAGCCACTCGCGAAGCTCCTGGTACGCCGTCTCCACGTCGTGGCCGAGCTCGCCGCCCTTGATCTCGGTGGCGAGGTGATCGTCGATGAGCATGACGATGCCCTTCGCCCGCGCTCCCTCGACGGCGTCGCGGAACTCGCCCTCGTCATCCGGCAGGCGAAATCTCAGCGTTGCGGTAGGCATCAGTCGAGTGTGACTCCGTCGGTCTCACGAATCATGCGGCGGATCTCCTCGGCGAGCGTCCGCGTCTCTTCGCTTGGCGAGCCATGCTTCACCAGCGATCGGCAGCGCTGGTCGATCTCCCAGAGGAGCAGGCGAGCGGCGCTGCCTTCGAGGGCGGCACGGTACTCGGACTCTTCTTCGGGCAACGTGAATGTCAGCGTGGCTTGCGGCATCCCGGCATCGTGCATGGCGAGTCAAGTTCGCCGACCACGCTGCGAATCCAGTCGAGGTAGAGCACCACGCGGGTGTGCCCGCTCTCCTCGCCGAGGACGTACCGCGTCTTTCCGCCGATGCAGGCGACGTAGGAGTTCACGCCGACGAGCCGCGTGCTGCCGTCGATCGCCGTTGCCCAGAGCGGGCCGCCCGAGTCGCCCGGCGCGATGCACGCCGGGAGCGGGCCAGCGTCGGGCGTCCTGCGAATCGGGCAGACGTAGACGCCGTGTTCGATCGACCCGAGGACGACCGTCCCAGCCCGCAGCCGCTGGTCGCCTCCTGTGAGCCCGCGAGTCAGGCTCCCGGTCATGCCGTACCCTGCGGCGGCGGCGACGCTGCCGAGACGCTCGGTGCCGTCGGCGAGCATCGGGTACACGTCGGCGTGCCGGTGCTGTCCGAGTCGCACGAGCGCGATGTCGTGCCACCCGTGAACGCCGGTCCATTCGGGATGCCGCACGACGCGGTCGCACGCGAGACGCTCGCCGCCGAGCACGACAGTCACCGCCGTCATCTCGTGCGGGACGTGAGCCGCAGTGAGCACCCAGTGAGGCGATATGAGCGTGCCAGAACCGGCGAGCGGCACTCCTTCGGCGTTGTTGCCGACGACACGCACGACGTAGCCCGCGAACGTCGCACCGTAGTCGAGGTAGCGGGCGTCGCCTTTCGACTCGTCAATCGTGGCGGCCGATGCCGCGAGCGCCGACACGGCGATGAGAGTCGCCAGGAGTCGCATGCCCGATCATGGCACGCGAGGCTAGCGCCCTTGCAGTTATGGGCGGCGTGATACACGGAAGCGGCGTGATACACAGACCGTAGAAATACAAGTTCTGGCTACTCGTCGTTCTTCACTACAGCGTGCCGATCCGGCGACTCCAGCAAGACAATCGCATGAGCAGGAAGCCCCAGCACACCCGGCATCGACCGCTCGGAGTGCCACTCCGCAGCGTGTTCGATTGTTGTAAACGGCCCGATAAACGTGAACCCTCCAAGAACCGACCCAGTGACGATCACGGCCGGGCCGCGAGTGTCTGGCTCGCCAGAACCACGCGATGCAGCGGACATCTCATTCACCTCGTCTGTCATGGTTGCTCCTGTGTTCGATGCCGCTGATCGCTGGCGTTCTACGGCTCCAGGATGAAGGCTGCGATGTGCCGCCCCGTCCCTTTGCCCTTGGATCCGTCCTCCGTTGCGTTCCACCTAACGTCGCCAAGGTTTCGCACCTTCGCTGCCCCGCAGGCCGCTAGCATCATCAGAACCCACTTGTCCACCGGGTACACCACCACCGACAGTTTGCCCTTCCGCTGCTCATCAATCGCCTTTCGCATCCATGCCGTCGGCCCTTTCTTGCGGCCGTTGTGGATGATGGATCCGAATGGCGGGTTGACGTAGTTACTGCTCCCCCACTCGCAAGTGAGACCGTCGAATCCAGGCGGCACCGGGTACGGGCATGGGTCGAAGTCAAAGTGAAACTCGGCGTCCAGTTCTGCGTATAGGTCTGGCGGCGTCAGCCAGTAGTGCTTGCCATCGTCTCCGTTGCCGGCGTGAAACTTGTTCCGGTGTGGCGGGAGTGTGCTCTGATGCGCCGCCGTAGAACCAAGCGATGGAGCAGACGGCGGTGGCGGCGTCCAAAGTAATAGTTGCGTCATGTGTCCGCCGCTGCTCATCGCCATCGTTCTGTGGCTATCCGATCCGCTCCAGCAGGCTCTCCAGCGTGGATGCCGCCGCCCTACTGCGGACCTTGTCCTTTGGCTTTAGGTCGTCCCAGCCGACGCACAACGTATTCGCTGCCCATGCAATCGCGTCCCGTTCGGCCTCTGTGATCCGCAGCCTGTCAGCGTCTTTTTGGAGAGCGGCAATCGTCTCCATGTGGTCAAAAAGCATCCTGTCAAAGACAACGTCGCTCATGGCTTCTCCTTGGCTTCTTCTGGAGGCGGCGGAAACGGCATCCAGTGCGTCACCTGGAACTCAGGGTCGCCGAAAATATGCCACTCGCCGTCTTCAAAAAAGCCGCGATCTGGCAAATATTCCCCAGTCACTAAGTCGCAAACGAGGTATGACTCGTTGTCGTCAGGCAGCCTGTCTTTTACGGAAATCCACTGGTTGCTCATGCGCCCTCTCCATTGTGAAAACTCCCCGTCGCCAGCCCTACACGGAACGCGATGCCGTTCCGCACACCTTGGTGCCTGCCTTACTCATGAGGCTCTTCGGAACTGGCTGACGGGGAGCCGACCGCATTCGCGGTCCACCTCCGGTCGCCCGGATTGTGTGTCATTGTAATCGTCTCCTCTACGCTCACAGAACCAGCGGATGAAGCGGACGGCGGAGCCGCCGCTTATCCTGCGTGTTCGCCGACTACTTGCGTCCCCTTCGTTTCTTCCACCGTGCCTTCGCGCCAGCCTCTGCTTGCTCGCCGATGTCCGGGTTGCCCGGCGCCATCTCCGGTGCCTCCACCCGCAGGAGCCGCGACAACGCCAGCCGGATGGCATCGCTCGGCGTGGTGCCGTGCTTCTCGCAGTAAGCCGCCAGCGGCCCCGCGAGTGGTCCGAGGCGGAAGGTGAGGCGGTCGTTCACGCGATCTCCGCTTCGATTGCCTTCATGCGAGCCTCGATCCACTCGGCCGGGTGCCGCGTGCCGCCCACGTTGCAGAACCGCACGTCGTCAAAACCGTGCGTCCGGCAGATCAGGTAGACCGTTCCGTTGTCGAACTGCACCTCGGCACCGCAGATGTCCAGCGTGTCGGCGAACTTGGTCAGCCGGTCGAGCAGCTTGATTTCGGCCTTGGTCAGCTTCTTGGTGGCGTTCATTTGATTCCCTTTCGTGTTGTTGTCGTTGCCCGTCATGCCCTAAGTATACCTAACGTCGGACGGAAGGCAAACCCGGCTCCAAGATTTTTTTCGACCCCCGTATTCCCCGAGGAAAAGCGGGGTTCCGGCCCCGGCCGGGCGTCGGCGAACCAGGCGCTGGAGCGGACGGCCGGGGGCCGCCGCTCAGCTTCAGCGTTCTGTGCATCACCTCGTCATCCACATCAGTCCCCAGTTCGCCGCGCCGTAGCTCGCCCACACGACGAACCCGGCGGGCGACCCCTTCCACCACTGCTCGATCGCGACGGCCCAGTAGATCAGCGAGACGAGGAAGAGGAGCGGTGCGCTCACGAGTACACCCCGCCGTAGCAGATGGGCTGCACTTTCTGGGCTCGCCGCTCGTACCGCACCTCCTCGCTCCAGCCCTCGCGGATCGGCCGCGCCCGCTCCTCGGTCCAGGCGTCGAGGCGCAGATCGACGACCGTCGAGTCGTCCTCGGCGTCCTCGATCGCCTTGCGCTCGCGGACCTCGCTCACGACGCGGCTGCGGTTCGCGAGCCCGAAACGACGTGCCGTAGCCGTGACGGTCTTCGACGCGACGCCGAGGCGTAACGCGATGTCCTCGACCCGTAGCGTCTCGTCATGCCACAACCGAAACAACAGAGCAGCGTCCGTGATTCTGCGATGTCCCATCTCGCACCTCCTCAGTCGTTCGACAGTGGCATGATCACGCCGGTGTAGACGCCGCCGTTGCGTAGCACGCACGCGGACTGCGCGTCCACAAGCTCGACCGTGATGTGCGGACCCTCATCAGTCGCGATGCCACGCAGCCACTCGACCACGAACGTCGGGTCGAGCTTCACCTTCACCGGGTCGCCGCCGCTGACGACCTCGATCGTCACGTCGCTCTGCCCGTACTCCGCGCTCTGCCCGTGAAGCGTCACGCCGTCGCCGCTGAAAGTGAACTCAACGCCCTTCGACTGCTCGCTGGTCACGATCGCCGCCGCCCTGGTCGCCGCGAGCAGATCGTCCCGAGCAACGACAGTCTCGATCGCACCGGCCCGGTCCTTCGGCAGCACGTCACGCCAGCGCGGGAACCGACCGGCGATCTGCCGTGCCGTCACGACGCACCCCGGCAGCGTGGCGACGAGCTCGTGCTCGCTCGCCTCCAGTTGCACGGCGTCGTCGCCTCGGGCCGCCACGCTCGCGAGCGACGCAAGCACCCTCGCCGGGACGAGGGCGGTGCCGTCGTCCACCGCCTGGTCGTGCTCCACCGCCACGTGCGAGAGACGACGCCCGTCGGTCGCCACGAACGAGCAGTCGCCGCCGAGCACCTCGATGAGCACCGCGCCGAGCGCGTAGCGGCTGCTGTCGTTATCCGTCGCGTAGACGCAGCCCTTCACGGCACGGGCGAATTGATCGCACGGGACTCGCACGAGCGTCCTGAGCGGCTCGTGGTTCCACGTCGGCCACTCGGCGGCGCTCTCGACCGGGAGCCGCCACGTGCCACGCCCGGCGGTCACGACGCACGACGTGCCGTCAGGAGTGATCGTCACCTCTTCGGAGCGAGCCTCGGCGAGGATCGCCCGCAGGCGAGCATGCGGCAGGAGGATCGGATCGCCGTCATACGGCACATCGACCGCGATCTGGAGTTCGAGGTCAGTGGCTGTCAATGTGCCGCCTCCAAGCAGCACGTATGCGAGCGTCGGCTTCGCCGGTCGAGTCGGCACCGCTGCCGCCACGTCCGCGAGAGCCTGCTTGAGTGTCGCCGTTGCCAGCACGATGCCAGTACTCCTTCGCCGCTTCGTAGCCGTTGCCGTCGTCATGTCCTCTCCTCCTGAGTGACGCACCTACCAGGATGCCGAAGGCGAACGTCGCCGACTGCATCACGATCCCGATTGCGATGAGAGCGAGCTCGCTCATGCCGCGCCGCCTTTCTGCCCGCCCAACGCCGCGCGACGCATGATCTCGGCGTCGAGCTCGGCCCGCTCAAGGTGCAGCGCCTGACGGGCGAGACGGTGACGCAGGTCACGCACGCGACGACGCAACTCGCCGATCGCGTCGCCCGCACGTTCGAGCACGAGCCGCGAAGCGTCGTCGGTAGAGTCATCCCATGAGCGGCGACGACACGCGGCGTGAGCGGCTGTGATCTCGCGGTCAGTCATCGGATGCCTCCAGCGATTCAAGGGTCGGGATGATCGTGTTCGCCCTGCCGTCGCGCCACTCGACCCAGCCGCGCTTCCGCAGCGGTCGCAGGTGGCACAGAGCGCCCTCGGGCGATGCGAAGCCAAACGCCACGCAGATGTCGCGGACACCGCAGCCGATACGCTCGCGGGCGTGGTGGTCGCGTATCCATCGCCAGACGGCACGCTGGCGCTCGGTGATCGGCGGGAGCGTTGTGGTGGTCATGTGCGAGCCTCCTCCTTGAGTCTCCTCGTCTTGTCCAGCATCGCCCGGCGTGCAATCTCGGCCGGTCCTGACCAGACGGCAGGCGGTCGCGGTGCGTCGGCGAAGTCGCCTCGGCCAGCCGACGCCGTCTTGTCGTCAAACTCGCCGCCGAGCAGGCGGTCGAGGAAGCGACCCTTCGTCGCGTCCATCGAGCAGAATTGCCGCAGCGATACGGGCGTGCGGAAGTAGCCGACGGTCGCGAGCTTCGCGATCCCGGCTTGATACGCCTCGACCCAGTCAGGCTCCGAAAGCCGATCGACGGCCGGAGGCGGCGGGTTCGTCATCTTCCACGTCTTGCCCGGCCCGGCGTTCCACGCCTTGCGCAGTGCACGCCACGCATCGACTGCGAAGCCCTCGCGCGGAAGAGGAGGAAGTTCTTCTCTCGTCTCGTCTCGTCTGGTCCGGCGCGGTGCCGGACACTGGTCTGGAGGTCTGTCCGGCACGATGCCGGACACGACCGTTTCGTCGCGGGCCGCAGCCTTGCGGGACGCATCGAGCGCCCGCTGTTTTGCGGTCTCGGAGTTGTGCCGATCCCAGTTCGGAATAACGATTCCGCCCTGGTCTTCGGCAAGCCACCCGACACTCACAAGTGCCTGGGCGAACCCCGAGAGTCCCACGATTTCGTCCACGAGCTCGCCGGTCTCGTCGGCCACGTGGCCGTTCCGCGAGTGCCGGTCGAACCAACTCCATAGCCTGAAGAGCTTGCCGTAGATGTCGTCCTTCGTGACTCCGCACGCCCGCGCGAGCCGCCGGATTTCCGGGGCGTCGATGAGGTCGTGTCGCATCTTGAGCCACGAACCGGCCATCCTTGGCCTCCTTTCAGACCGAAGCCTCTTCACGGCTGGCTACCTGCCGAGCCATGTTTCCAAGCGTCAACTGAAACTTCTGGTCAGCGCACTCGTGCGGCATCACTGCAGCCATAATCGGCTGATTGCTGTCTTCCGTCGTGATGGCGTGGCCTGTTAGCAGGGCCATCGCTCCCATCTTGACGAGATCACGATTGCGAGCGTGAACGTGCCAGTACTCGTGCAGACGCCCAAGGTAGACCTTATTCGACTTGCGATTTCCTTCTACCCATCCAAAGCGATCGTCGTCATCAACCATGATGATGGAGAAACGCTTGCCGGAAAAATCGTCAACGATAGTGATGCTTCCATCACCCTCTTGCGTTGATCGCGATCGACGGCGGCGCTTCCCAGTATTCCTCGCGACAACAGTGCCAGGCTGATGCTCTTCGGTGGCTGCCCTCCTGCGCTCCTTCCGCATGCGAGACTCGGACAATGCCTCGGTCAGCTCACGGCCTACGTCGTCTGCGATCTCTGATTCCAGCGTGATAGCGTGCTCTTCGGCGGCTCTCTCGAGCAGGTCGCGCACAGCCGGAAAGATCTGCTCACACAAGTCTTCAAGCTCTTCCGCAGAGGTCTTGTGCTTATTGACGGACCACCGCTCATCGTCATCTGCGTCTTCCGGCTCGATGAGTGTGATGACGCCGTAGAACTTGTGTGTGTCCATGTCACCAGTGCCATACGACCGGTTAGACGGAGTGCTGTCGAGCACGCGATTCTTGAACTCGTATCTCCAGCCGCCATCAACCTTCTGGCCGTCAGCCTTGATTCCGGCCCACCAGCGATACTGCTTCGCACCAAACAACCCTCCGCCTTCCAGTCGATCGACCACTTCGACTTCCGACGGCGCATCCACAGCGATGCCGTTGACCGCAATCCGCTTTCCTCGGCGAATGGCAGGGGCAAACGTTGCAGACAGCTTCTCGGCAATGGATTGCGGGTAGATCTTCCGGTTGACGTTGCAGATCCTGACGACGGTTCCTGTGTGCGTGCCTGTTGGCACCTCGTCCTGATCTTCCCGCGCAACCCATCGACCGGTTGAAAGAATCTCCTCAAAGTCTGCTCGGACTGTGCGACGCAGCCCGTTGCGAATGGTCGCGATTTCGACAGCGGTTCCGAGCGCCATGATTGCATCCTTAGCGCCGATGCCGTAACGCCCAGAGGTATCTCGCCCTTCGGAGTCATGCTCACCCATCGTCACAATGGCGGACGGGTCAGGTGCCCCAACGCCGTTGTCGCTGATGGTGATGACGTGTGCGGCCACGTCATAATCGACGCGGTTGTCATCTCCTCGAGCGTCCAGCGAGTTGTCGATCAGTTCAACAATCGCCAGCGATGGTGCCATGTCCTGGCGAGCCATCGAGGTCAGAATGTGCGTCTTCGGCGTAATGTCTATTTCTTTGGTCATTGCTCAAATCCTTTCAAGCTGGGTTGTCAGTTCATCTCGCAAAACTTCGGCGTTGTGATCGGCGTTCTTCCATTCGGCGAGCAAGTCGCGCAAGTCAGACAAGATCGCCGCCATGGTTCGATGCTTCGGCTCGCGCTTTTTTCGCTCTGGCTTTGGTGCCACGTCGCGGAGTTTCTTCTTGCCAGCCATGACTTCCTTGGCCGTCTCGGCGGGTAGCTGTCCAGCCTCGATTGCCTTCTGCACGGCGACGGCCTGGCGGGCCTTGTGCATCGAGGTGCCGGCCTTCGCGGCCACCTGGCCGACGGTGGAGCGGGCGTTCATCGATTTCGTGTCGCGCTTGTGCGGTGAATCCGTTTTCGTATTCACCGCATGACGAGCCTTCGCGGCCTTGCTCGCCTTCTCGCTGTCGAACTTCGTCGCAGCCTTACGCGCCGCGTTCTCCTTTGCGATCAGCGGCCAGATAACAGACGAGGCCATTGCGATTCCGTCGTCGTCCATGTGGCGACGGATCGCGTTCGTGTCCCAAATCCACTCGGCCACATTGCGGCCGTCGTCCTCCCATTCGACGGTAGGGCAAGATCCCGCCCAGCCTTCAGACTTCAGCCGCTCGCAGGCTCTCATCCTGTTGCGTCCATCAAGTAGTTCGGTTCCGCGAACTACTGCAGGATGCTGGACGCCGTGGCTGCGAATTGAGTCGCACAGGTCGTCAAAGTCGTCGCCGTCAATTAGCGGAAAAACCGCTGCCGCAGGGTGAACAGTGAGTCCACCGATCATCTCTTCGCTCATTTCACCACCCTCCACACCGTCGCCCACCGTCCACTGCTCGTCTTCCTCGTCCCATCCGCCACGACAATCCCGCGCCTCGCAAGCTCGATCCGCCGTGGCCGCTGCGTCGATGGGTTCATGCCGAGCCGCGTCTGCATCTCCTCGTCAGTCAGCCCTCCGGGCGTCGCCTGGAGCAGGGCCAGCACGCGACGCTGCATCGCGTTGAGCGTCTCGCCGTCGAGCGAGTCGGCCGCCGCCGCCGATGTCACGCTGCCGCGAGCCGATGGCGGTCGCGGGGCGAACAGCGGCAGGTCGGCGCACCGCGAGATCGTGTCGAGGTGGTAGAAGTCGTTGCTCATCGCCTCCTCCTTGCCCGTATCCAAAAAACCCCGGAGTAGTCGCGAGGCAATGACTCCTGCTCCCGCTCGTCTCGCCTGCGCCTCCACGCTTGCTTTCTTGCACCAGCATCGACACGCTTCTTTGACTTGAACCGACCTCTGTCCTTGTAGAAACGCTGTAACCAAGGCTGCTTGGCGTCTTTTCTCCTCGCCATCTCAAGCATCAGCGTGTTCGCCCTTGCCAGCGAACACTTCTCGCCTTGCTCGTCGATCTCCATGAGCTCGTGACACGCGTTGCAGAGCGGTGCCAAGTTCAGGCGGTGAACGCCTAGCAGAGTTGCGGAGTCGTAGCGGACGTGATGGACGACCTGCGCCTTAGAGGGACAGCAAATACACTCCGTGTATTCAGCGAACACCGCAGCGCGTATCTCTGCCCACTCGCTGGACTTCAGGTACTGCTTGTAAGACTTGAAACCAAACGACAGCAGAAGTTCGTTCCTGACTGAGTAGATAAATGCGTGCCGCTCCTTCACTGAAGCACCTCCGTGTATTTGCCCCGTGACGTGGGGCGACCGTCCGAGTTTCCGCCGGAAGCAGGCGGCCTCGGCTGCACTGATACAACGCCTCTGGAGTGCTCAACTGGCGACCCATGCAGCCGATGGAAGGCAGCCGCTGCGGCCAGGGCGGGCCGGTGTGATCAACCGTCGCTCATCTCCGTTGGTTTGCCGTTCCTGTGGTCCGTCCTCGGCTTCTGTGGCGGCTCGTGCACGTGCAGCCGCTCAAGAGCCTTTGCCAAGTCGTCCTCGGCCCACTGCCGCCGCCGGTTGGCGTTGGCAACGCCGTTGCCCAGGTCGCGGACGTACGCCGCCATCCGCTCGCAGCCGTGGTACTCCAGCTCTGCGACGACGACATCGAGCGTGATCGTCAGCGGTTCATGACCACGCCGGGGCATCTGCCACCTCCTCGCTCACCGCGAACCGCAGCCGCCATGCCTGCCGGTTGCACGCCAGCGCGATCGCCTCGATCCGGTCGGCAAGCGCCGCGAGCGCCGCCGCCTCCGACTCAAACCACGTGTCGTCGCGACGCCACCGGGTCTGACCCTGCTCGACCCACTCGCCGCACTCGGTGACGGTGCCGTACCACGCCAGCGTCGAGTGGCCGGTCTTCGCGTCCACCCTGCTCCCGAGCTCGGCTCGGTAGAGACGTTGTCCTTCCATCGGAGACTCCTTTCAGAAAGGGACGACATCGTCGTCCAGGCTCGCCGTGACCTTCGCCGCCTGCGTCCTCGGCTTCGCCGCAGCCTTCGGCCGGGCGTCGCTGGTCCGCTCGATGTACCGCTTCACGGTCGCCGAGAGCTTCCCCGCCTTCGACGTGTAGTGGCTGAGCTCCACCTCGATCGTCTGACCGATCACGTCGTCGGGCGTGAGCGACAGCGTCTCGCCGTGCGGGACGATGCCGATCGCCGCAGCGAGTTGCTTCGCCCGCCACGCGAGCGATCGCGACTGCGGGAGGTCGTCGAAGACGAACTTGAACCGCCCTTCGAGGTCAGACAGCCGCAGCTTGAGGCAGAACCCATCGGGGTTGTCGTCTGACCGCTTGTACTCGTTCGGCCCTTCCTCGGCGTGCTTCACGATCATCGTGTGCTTTCCGATAGGCATGATCTGCCGCTCGGTGGG